TGACTGGTCTGCTGTAAATGAAGCTGATCCAGACAGTCCCGTGCCTGACACCGCCATCGTCAGCGTGCCGTCGTTAGGGGCGGGTGCTGCGTCTACTGCTGTAGCTAGATTTGTAAAGTTAGCATCGACCTCCGCATTGGTCAGCGGGGAACCTTTGCCAGCGCGGGTTACGATGTCAACCATTCAAACTTCTCCAGTTAGGATACAGTAATTTGCCAAGTGATGCTCATAGCATCGTCCGCGCCTTTGTTAACGACAGCAAAAACAGTTCTGCACAACATAGTACCCCCGCTGGAGGCGTTAAATACACCAGCTTCGGAAATAGCGCCAGTGCCAGTGCCCGCAGGGAACGCCGCTATGTAACTAACGACCGCGTTAGAAACATTATTAGACTCAAAAGTAACGCGGCCCAGCTCGCTACCCAAGCCAGTGTCCCCAGCAGCAGCAGCAGTTGTACCTGCGCCGACAGCCATGTGGCTCATAGCCGTTGGAGTGCCGGTCATTCGGGAAGCAATATACTCTTTGCCGGTTGTGACAACCAAGTTCTCAATGGTCTGCTCTTGTTTCAGCGCACCAGTTTTATCAAAGACCCTAATCGCAACAGCGCCGGTCACCTTCAAGTTCTCTTGGAACATGATTTACTCCTTAAAAAGATCGGGAGTCCCCGACGTAGTCTTCTGCGAAATAGGTAGGGTCGCAGTAACCCTGACTAACTAGAGAACCAGACTCTACTATAACAGTTCCGTCTGATTTCCCATACTGTAACGCTATGGCCGAATTATCCCCCATTATGGCGACGTTGGCTATCACCCGCTCCCATACGAAAGCAATTCCGTCCCCGGCGCCGAAGTTGTCGTTTAGCCCGAAAGCATCGGATAAGGACCGCTGGTACGTAAGCTGTTTGTCAAATATATCCCCAATGGCCGCCTCATCGGCTCGAGACGTACTAAACACGTTTGAACTGGCGTCTGAAACTCCGTAGGAGTCGGCCAACGGCCTAGCTAATCCATACCTAGCAGCTTCGGTAATCGTAGGTGTCTCGAACAACCCCTTACCAAAAACATAGACGTCAGTGTCACTGGGGCTAACAGAATCTGTTTCGGCCCCGCGAGTAAAAGAGTACGCTTGAGCACTATCTACTGAGGTCGCATCAAATAAACCCTTTTGCGCTTCGGTAGTGGTTGTATCGCTACTAGATACCGAGTCCGCCCGTGGTAATTCGAGGCTAAGCGACGAAGTATCAGACACCGGGGTTGTGTCAGAAAGCGACCTAGACAGGCTAAAGCTCTTACCCTCAGAAACGACTACCACGTCCCTAGCGTACTTATAAAGCCCGGCTTTATCTAGGGCGACAGCCGCAACTAGAACTACAGCCTCGACGCTAGCCGCAGGTAAAACGTAGGAAGCCGTACCAACTACCGGAACAACGACGGATAGCCGAATGGCCATTAGAACTCCTCGCGTACTTTAAACCGCAAGATGTCGTATATGGTCTGTATTTCTCCGTTATCGAAAGTAATTTCTATTTCGCCTTCGTAGTCCCCTGCGGTGCCTGATAGCATTTCTGGAGCGCTAGCAGGGAAAAACACGCAGATACCGTTGGCTCCATCTGTTACCGTGCCTATAACGGTTGCAGTAAGCGTAGCAGCGCCCAAGGCGCGGAACTTTAGGCGGGGTGTAGCACCCCCGATATTTATAGCAAGGTTTGTGCTCTCGTCTGTAAGCGTGCAGACAAGGGCGGGGCGGGTATCCCCTTGAACCAGTTTAATTTTATCAACCATGGCGTTTCCTTAAGCGATAGGGCGTAGTTTTACGCTGTGGCCAACACCTCTTGCATCACGAATACGTGCGTGTGTGACAGCTTTTTGGTATTGGCGGTTGTTTACTTCCGCCAAACCGGGGTCGGTCCATTCTTTCCCCGGGATCATAGCCAATCGAGCAATAGTACCGCTTACAATAACGTCCGCCCACGTCTCATAAACCCAGTCTTCTACACCAGTAGCTGTTCGGCTGGGTTTAAGAATGCCGGTAAGGCGAAGGCGAATACGCTCATCTGGAATAGGAAACAGCCGGATAGAGTTGTCAGAGTGTATCCAGTAGTGTGTGGGCCTGCCGGTTTCATACCGACGATTGTTTGGGATTATCCGTACGTCGGTGTGCATAATCTCTGTCTCATCCACAACCACAGAAACTACGTCCTCTACCAAAACATCCGCGCTAAGATCGTATTCAACTACGCCGGGGGCTGTAAAAATAGGATCAATGTCATCGCGCCAAATATGCGTTTGCGTGAAAAAGTCTGCGGCAACAATTGCCAAGTATGTTTTAACAGTAATGTCCGGGCAGCCCGGAATGTGGGGCTTCGCCAGCGGTAAGAAGTCATCCCACACTTTTGCCATTATGCTGCTCCGGGTTGTGACGCTGCCTCAACTTGGCCTTTACCAGTTAGCGCGCCTTGGAACGCCTGAAAGTGGGCAACTGCGCGCTGGGAGTTACCGGCGTACTCTGCGTCTTTGCTGTAGGCGCGGTACAGGACGTAATCTAGGATAGCCCCCGCGAAGCTGTCGTCTACACTAATTGTATCGACCGTCGAAACATCGGCAAGTTGTGTTTCTGTCAATGCGTGCCCCGCAGGTACAGACGAGTAGACCACTTCTAGCTCCGCACTTGTTGTAGCAGGTGGATAAACTAAAAACTCTTTCGGCAAGCGCGGGTCAAACATGTAATGTTGCACGTTCACGGTGGGCGTCTCTGCGTACCATGTGCGACGTTGGTCGTC